AACATGATTATTAACATCACAGCAGGTCGTTATTTGGTAGAAGGTATTTTAAACCCCAGCAACATTGACTCAGCCAATACTGTGTGGTCTGGGCTCAATAACTTGGGCGGTGGTTTTCAACCAAGTTTTACTGAGTTCTCGACTGCTCCTCGATATACCAGCGAAACTACAGGTGGCCTGACCAGTTCTCTATTTGGTTCAACTGGTGGTTTTACCAAGAGTGGTACCAAAGTTACTTTTAGCGGCAGCAGAACCTATGCTAACTTGACACCAACCAATGTGTCAAGTTCAGGTTCAGGCGGCAACTTAACTGTTCAGTTGACTGCAACAGGCACAACCTATACCAACAACACAGTGCAAATCACTGTGCAAAATCCTGGCACAGGCTATGCGATTGGAGACACACTGAAGATTTTGGGCAATGTTATTGGCGGGACAACTCCAACCAATGATTTAAGCTTGACAGTGGCAGCTATTACAACTGAAATCTCAGGTGGTGAACGCTTGTTTGCTGTGCCAATCTCAACCACCAACTCGGGCACATTGGATCTGAGTTCAGTTAAACAGATTGGAACCAGTGCTATTCCTGGCACAGGAACTTATCCCAACGGACCTGAAGTACTAGCAGTGCAAATTACAGCACTGTCCACTGTGACTAATCCAGTGGGTGAGATTCAGTTACAGTTCCAAGAAAGCCAAGCTTAACGCGATACAAAATCCTGCTCAAGTAGCAGGATTTTGCTTTGCACAGCTTCAATATTGACTGTGTTCCATAGACCTGGGTGCATAGGACGTGGCCAGGTACCAGCATCAATCCAGGCCCAGCCCAGATGTTCATGATTGAGAACAGGAGTGAATTCATCTGCAACCACACATACCCAGGTGTGATATTCAAATGCTCCATCAGCGGAAGTAAATTTTTCCAGTGGGATCAAGCGTTCGTAAGCAGGAAAGCTGCCAAGTTCTTCGGTGCATTCGCGTTCCATGCCACCCAACAGTGTTTCTCCTGTTTCAATTTTGCCACCAGGTAGCCCCCATGCGCCAGGGTTTTTGCTGTCATTGCGCAACAGATACAAATAACGTCCAGTGCTTTTTGATCTGAACCAAACACCAACTGCTTTCAAAGCACAATGCTCCATTCGCCGCCAGGATAAATGCCTTGATAGCTTTTGATCCACATTTCGCCAGTCCAGTAATACTGAAGTCCTGTGGTAATATTGGTTACATACTGTCCACCAGGCATAGTATCAGCGTTGAATACTATGTGCCAATAGTTGTCAGAATATTCAATAATGTCATTGGCCTCAGCAACCAAAGGACGACCGTTCGCACCAACCCAAGCAGTTGGGTTATACTGATTGTCAAGATTACCAGTTGGCTCAGTCAACAAGTATCGTTGTCCTTCGATGGCACTGTCAAGTCCATCTTGAGGAGCACTGGTTTGCGGATTGATCACGGCGTCAATAGCTGCCAAAGTATTTTGTGGTACAGTGTCTGGGTCAACATCAAACAGCATGAAACGTTCGTCGTTGGGATCCAGGGCAATGGTACCAATAACCTCAGTGCCGTCAGGTTGCTCTAGTCTGATTTGACTGATACCTGGGCGTAACACACCATACACACTGACCACAGCAGGCCATTGTAGGTTGCTGTTTTCAACCAGATCAGGAGCAATCAAGCTAGAATTGGGTTGATCTACAATAGCAGGACCTTGCAAACATTGCAGCTTGTTGCCAATCAATACAACTTTGTAGTTGTAAGGAGTGACTTTGACTCGGGTACCTAACAATAGGTCGTTGTTGGTCACAGCATCTTGCAAGTCGCCTTGTGCATCATACATGCTGGCAATCACTCGCTCTACCACACCCAATTTCTTGACCTTGGCAGGTGAGCTGATCCATATTGGCAAGCTGAACTTGAGGGTGGCAATGTCGATGGGGTTTTCTGTTCCCATGGGGATAGTCCTTGAAGTCCATTGGACTGAGTCTAATTCTACTATACTCAAGCTGGTCCAGTCAATATAGTTGTCAGTGGATTGGACTTCTAAGCTAGGGTTGAACAGTGTCAGCATCTGTTCCAGCAACTGCATTTTTTGGTTGGTATTACTAGTCCAGATATCCAGTGTGATGCCCAACTTGTAAGGCACAGGCATCAAACGCTCAATCGTAAATGCATTGCCTTGTGTGGTTTCATAAGTTTCAGCGTCTTGATCATAGGTTCGTTGACGCACGTTGACCTTGCTTACAAAGTACGGTTCCTGCATGCGTGGACGATCATAATCCAAACTAGACACATAAAATGTCATCAGTGGGGTACTGGGCATGCTTGATGCTGAGTTTTCTTGGATAATAGTCTGTGCGTTACGACTGGCATCGCCGTAACGAACCGGCACACGCAGCAGAGCAGCTTGATCTGAGTTAGCTTCACGACCATATTCAATCTGAAAGTTTGAAACTATCCTAGTAAATTGAAGCAAAAATCGACGAATTTGTTCGTCATAAAAAAATTGTTGTGCCATAATAATTAACCGCCGTTGTCAGCTCTGGGTTTAAGTAACTCACTAAGACTCTGACGACTGGGTATGGGTCCTCTATCTGTGGTGTTGACTGTTGCTGTGTTGTTGACAAAACTTGATCTCAGTGTCTTGTTGGCTGGTCCATTGTTGAGATCAGTACGTACTTGATCTTCAATCTTGACCCAACGAACACCGTCATAACGGAACAACCGATTGGGTTTGTAATCCAGTCGCAACACATATTGACCAACCACTGGATTGGGAGGAAAAGCAACACCTGGAGTAACTGGAAGTCCGTTGGGTGTGATTTCGTCACTGCCAGTGAGATAACCCAAAGTATAACCTTCAGCCCGTGGACTGGTACTCTGGCCGCCTTGGGTGCCATCCACAGTGGTTGTTTGGTCTGCTGTCAAGCTGGCACCTTCAGCCAGTGCAGGCTGACCGTCCAACAAGGTAGGAACAATATAAAACTTGGTTGTGTCGTAGCCACTGAGTGGAACTTCTACATCTGCTTGTGTAAGAATAGCGTCGTTGATTTCTGTGTCTTTGTCTCGAGTACCCTGCACATCAGAAATAGTAGGCGGTGTGTACTCTTGCCAATAAGTGGTATTGTTGATATCAATGTTGGCGGGAGTATTGATCTGAGCTTGATAATAGGTATCGCCATAGTTAACAATGCTACCAGCAGGATAATAGTTTCCGTTGTCCCATATTTGCTCGCTGACAAAAGGTTTGTTTGTGATAGAGTTGTATTCCTGTGCGTCAGTGAGTGGCGTTGCTTTCACCCGCCACAGGTGTGGTAACCAAGTAACTGAAAAACCTTCACTGGCATAGGCTGCATCTTGAATCACATAGTACTTGGGCAGAGCAGCAGGCAGTGATGAATTTAATGGGTTGTAGTCTTTGAGATTGGGCACTTCAATCACATCGCCACTCATGAGTTTGCGTCCAAATGTATCAATCATGTCGTTGTAATGAAATGTGATAAACAATGTATCATTGTTCAAAAACAAACCAAATTGTGTTAAATCAAAGTCTACGTCTTGCGTGTTGTACACACCGCGCATGACATAAACATCAGGGTCATACACTCGGTCTCTGTTTTCCAGCAACAGCAGATCCTGAATATTGAGTGGGCTCAGTGTTTCGTAAACTGGTTGAGTTGCATCAGCATTGCCACTCAGTGCAGAATCTTCCCCTCCAGTTTGTGGACCCATGTACTTGTGTATATAAAGGTCCAGGCCGCCAACAGTGTACATTTCGCTGATTGTGCGATCCAAAAATTGGTAATCTCGGGTGCGATTGGGGCGGTATAGACTTAAACGTGGCATAGTGTTAGTATTTATGTACCGGTTGACCATAAATTCAACAACTGTTATAATTACGTTTAATCATTTGGAGTCTGCATGAAAATCACAGCCAAACCTCTCAAACCGCTGAATCCGCGCAGTCCCGACACCAAGTATGTGGGCGATGAACCCCTGTGGCGCGAACAGCCCACGGAAAATCGTGTGACCGCGCTCAGCAGAGCATTCAACTGGTACAATTATTTCTACGGCAAAAAAGAAGCCAAGGACATGATTGCCACCTATTTGGATGCGCATGATAGAGCGCGAGACGCCAAGCAGATCCGGGCCCTGCCCGATGGCCAAATCAGGCTCACACCAGCCTGGATGTGTCGTATGAGCATGATGGGCTTGCAATTGGACGAGCACGAACAAATCAAACTGGAAAACATGATTGATGCCATGCTGGCCCTGCGTAATGAGCCCAAAGCTGAGGTGCCAGCTGACGACTCAGCACCAGCTCGCCTGACCATACAGGATCGCCTGCGTGAAAAGGTCAGTGAATGTCTGGGCGAGTTAGATGGATTGTTTGACGAATTTGTTGCCAACGGCGCCAAAATGAGTGCTGACTACAAACCTGTGTCTCTAATTCGCAGCATGAATGTAGCTCCGCAAATGATACATACTGTGGCTGACGTTTGGAAACGCAGGCTCGGCGAATTTGAAGCACTGCAAGAAGGCAAGGATGGTCAGTTGGTGGAAGCCTACAGCAACTTCAGCAAGATACAGGTACGTAACATTGTTAAGTTTTGCGAATTGGTAATTTCAGACTGCGGTGCCTACGTTCAGATCAAGAAAGTAGAGCGCAAGCCACGTGCAGTCAAGGCAGTGTCGCCAGAAAAACGTGCAGCCAAGTTCAAGCATTTGCTAGAGTTTGCTGACCTCAAGCTCAAGGGACTGTCAGCCTCTGTTTTGGTAGACAAGAGTGAAGCCTGGTTGTACGATACCAAAAAGCGCAAGCTGATTCATGTGGTAGCAGATTCACATGCACAGGCATTCACAGTAAAGTCCAATTCTATCATTGGTTTCAGCACTGTGGAAACCATGCAAAAAACAGTGCGCAAGCCACAGGATGTGATTCGAGCAGTGCAGGCTGCTGGCAAACCAGCAGCTCGCAAGATTTTCAAAGATCTGACCACAACTGAAACAGCCTGGAATGCTCGAGGCAATGAGAACTTGCTGGTTCTCAAAGCATGGTAAGCTAAATATAGGGAACGGAGTTCCCTATGGCTGAAAACACACTACCACAACTCAAGCAAGATCTCATTGACTATGTGAGCTTGACGTTGGGCAATCAAATCATTGACATTGAGCTTGATCCTGCACACTTTGAAGCTGCTTA